TAAGTTCGCTGGATTATAAGTATAAAGATAGAGTGTTTGGAAACGACCCAAGACTTGTTTTACCTTTCTATTCAAGACAGGGAAAACTAGTAGGTGTCTCAGGCAGGGCTCTGAATAACAATAAACTAAGATATTTGACATTAAAATTCGATGATCAAGAACCACTTATTTACGGTTTACGAACCGTTGATTATAACAAGATAGTTTATGTTACAGAAGGACCCATCGATAGTCTGTTTCTACCAAACTCTATCGCAGTAGCAGGAAGTGATTTCTCTAAACTAAAGTCAATCGTACCATCTGAACAGGCAGTGGTTGTGTTTGACAATGAGAGAAGGAACTTACAGTTACACAAACTGATGGAAGGTATCATCGAAGACGGGTTTACTATCTGTTTCTGGCCGAAGACTGTACGACAGAAAGATATAAACGACATGGTGTTAAATGGATTGTCACCAAAGGTAATAGAACAAACAATCAACAATAATAAATTTTCAGGGTTATCAGCAAAGATGGCTTTGAGCGACTGGAGTAAAGTAAGTGGGTGATATGAAAACAGAGATCGTTAAGAGAAGTGGAAAGAACGAACCAATAGATTTAGAGAAAGTACATAGAATGGTAGAGGCGGCTTGTAAAGATGTCTCAGGAGTATCAGCGTCATCCGTAGAGATGAATTCTGGTTTACAGTTTTATGATGGAATAACATCAACAGAGATTCAGAGTATACTTATTAAGTCCGCTGCTGATCTGATATGTTTGGAAACACCGAACTATCAATATGTAGCAGCTAGGCTGTTGTTGTTTCAAGTAAGAAAAAGTGTATTTAACACTAAATGGAAAGATTCAAAGATTTATCCACCATTGAAAGATATCATCAACAGGAACATCGACTATGGTGTTTATGATGAAGACCTAATCAGTTATTATACTGATGAAGAGTGGGATAAGTTAGACAGTCATATGAAACACGACAGAGATATGTTGTACACATATGCTGGTTTAAGACAAGTAGTAGACAAGTACCTAGTTCAAGACAGAAGTTCTGGAATGTTGTATGAGTCACCTCAATATATGTATATGTTGATTGCTTCAGTTTTATTCAAAGAATATCCAGTAGACAAGAGGTTATCGTATGTCAAAAGATATTACGACGCTGTATCATCATTTAAAATCAATATTCCAACACCTATTATGGCTGGTCTTAGGACTCCTTTACGGCAGTTCGCTAGTTGTGTTCTGGTCGATTCTGGTGACAGTCTTGACAGTATTTTTAGTTCTGATATGGCTATTGGTCGGTATGTGGCTCAGCGCGCGGGAATTGGTATTAATGCTGGTAGGATTCGAGGACTGGGTGCTAAGATTCGGGGAGGAGAAGTACAACATACAGGAGTCATTCCGTTTCTTAAGAAATTTGAATCGACAGTTCGTTGTTGTACTCAGAATGGTGTTAGAGGTGGTAGTGCGACAGTTCATTTCCCTATCTGGCATCAAGAGATTGAAGACATATTGGTCCTCAAGAACAACAAAGGAACCGAAGACAACAGAGTCAGAAAACTAGACTACTCAATACAGATATCAAAACTATTCTATGAGAGATTTCTCAAGAATGAAGACATATCTCTATTCAGTCCTCATGAAGCACCAGGTCTGTATGAACAGTTTGGACTAGAAGGGTTCGATGAACTCTATGAGAAGTACGAGAGAGCTCACAGTGTACCGAAGAAGAAGATCAACGCACAGACATTGTTTATGTCACTACTCAAAGAAAGAGCTGAGACAGGTAGAATCTACATCATGAACATAGACCATTGTAATAGTCATAGTTCATTCTTTGAAGATGAAGCTAAGATCAATATGTCAAATCTATGTCAAGAGATCACACTACCAACAAAACCACTTGATTCACCCAATGATGAAAACGGAGAGATCGCTCTTTGTATTCTATCGGCGATCAATGTAGGTCAGTTGACGAATGACTTCAAAGAACTACCCGAACTATGTGACTTAGCAGTAAGATCACTAGATGAGGTAATTGATTATCAGAAGTATCCAGTCCCAGCGGCTAAGATATCTACAGAGAATAGAAGAAGTCTTGGTATAGGATATATCGGACTCGCTCATTTCTTAGCGAAGAACAAAGTCAAGTATGATGATGTGGAAGCCCACAAACTAGTACATAGACTCACAGAACATTTCCAATACAACTTACTCAAGACATCAGTAGAACTAGCGAAAGAGAAAGGACCATGTGGATGGGTCAGTCAGACAAAATATCACGGTGGACTACTACCAATTGACCATTACAAGAAAGAGGTTGATGAAATTGTCAATCTAGAATATGAGTGTGATTGGGAATCATTGAGAGAAGAGATCATCAAGTATGGTGTACGAAACTCTACCCTATCAGCTCAGATGCCTTCAGAGAGTTCTTCAGTTGTCTCTAACGAGACAAATGGTATAGAACCACCAAGAGACTACCTAAGTGTTAAGAAGTCTAAGAAAGGACCACTTAAACAGATAGTGCCTGGTTACCCACACTTGAAGAACAACTACACACTACTATGGGATCAGAAAGACAACTCAGGTTACATCAAGATTGTAGCTATCATGCAGAAGTTCTTTGATCAAGGTATCAGTGGTAATTGGAGTTACAACCCCGAGAACTACAAAGATAACGAAGTACCTCTATCTATAATGGCTAGAGATATGTTAGATACCTACAAATATGGTTGGAAGACATCTTATTATCAGAACACATACGACAGTAAGACAGACGAAGACATTGAAGCGGAGGTCATTAAAGATATCGTAGCGAACGATAGTTATGAAGACTTTGACACAGAAGAAGACTGTGAGGCGTGTAACATATAATGACTGTATTCAACAAAAAGAAAGTAAACACACTCAAACAACCGATGTTTTTCGGTGAAGAATTGAGTACACAAAGATACGATGATTTCAAGTATCCTATATTTGACAAGTTAACACAAACTCAACTAGGATATTTCTGGAGACCCGAAGAGGTGTCATTACAGAAAGATCGAAATGATTATCAACAACTAGACGAAGGTCAAAAACACATCTTTACAAGTAATCTTAAATATCAGACACTATTAGATTCAGTACAAGGTCGTGGTCCAGCTTTAGCCCTACTGCCGTATTGTTCTATTCCTGAACTAGAGGGTTGTATATTAGCTTGGGACTTTATGGAGTCTATACATAGTCGATCTTACACATATATTGTGAAGAATCTATATTCTAATCCGACTGAACTGTTTGACACGATTCTCGATACAAAAGAGATCGTATCAAGAGCTGAATCAGTCACTAAAGGATACGATAACTTCATAGAATATGCGATGAAGTGGAAACTAGGTCAAGTTAGTGATACACGAGAACTCAAAAGACGATTCTATTTGATGATGGTTTCCATTAACATATTAGAAGGTCTTAGATTCTATGTATCATTCGCGTGTACATTCGGTTTTGGTGAGTTGAGACTTATGGAGGGATCGGCCAAGATTATAAGTCTGATCGCTCGTGATGAATCTCAACATCTCGCCATATCACAACACATCATCAAGAGTTATCAAAAATACGAAGGTGACAAAGAAATGTTGTCCGTCATGAAAGAATGTGAGGACGATGTTTATACCATGTACAAGGAAGCTGTACAAGAAGAGAAGGATTGGGCGAAGTATCTGTTTAAAGACGGATCAATGATTGGATTGAGTGAAGGACTTTTATGTCAGTATGTCGAGTACATAGCTAACAAAAGACTGGTCTCACTTGGATTTACCCCTATCTTTGATCAATCAACACGGAACAACCCACTTCCGTGGACACAACATTGGTTATCGAGTCGAGGACAACAGAACGCTCCTCAAGAGACAGAGATAGAATCATACATCATTGGTGGGATTAAACAGGACATTGATGAGAACAGTTTTGGAGACTTTAAATTATGAGATATGTGAATAAATTATTTGAGAGATTTTTGGAGTGGTCGTTTCAGAGAAACGCTAACAAACAATTCAATAAGAGGAGTGATCATGAGTAGTCTTATATTACTAGCCCTAGTCACTGGTATGGCTATAGGTGTCCTAGTGTCATTCCTATGGTTTGACGAGGGAACAAAGGGTATCACAGGTCTTTACACAAGTAAAGACGGTACACAACACACAGCTAAACAGAGTAGAGGAGATCATATAGTATGATAATAGAAATATACAGTAAAGAGAATTGTCCGTATTGTGTTCAAGCAGAGACACTTTGTAAACAGAACGCGATACTCATAGACTACAAGAAGTATATGTTGGACGAGGACTTTACGAGAGAAGAACTCTTTGAGAAGTTTCCAACAGCGAGAACATTTCCACAAGTAACAGTAGACGGAGAGTCTATCGGTGGATTTACCGAATTGAAAGAATTGGTTAACAGTAAAAGAACATGAACATATTGATATTGAACTTAGTATTTTGGCCCTTATGGGTTTTGGTATCCTATACACCGTATTTGATATCACAATACTTTTTAGACAACCATGAGACATTGTTGTTTGTGAAACACGATGTCGTATACAGAGACGGAGACAACACATGACAACACCCATAGATCACCACGATGAAAACTGTATTGAACTGTTTTGTGAAGAGTGTGGAGCGGATTTTACCATAGAACATGAGATGGGATTGGAATACATTCCTCATCATTGTGTTTTTTGTGGTGAAGAGATATATCGAGAAGAAGAGGCTATAGATTATGATATCGAAGAAAAACCTACTGATTAGTACTCTCTTCCTTACATCGTGTATGACGACCTCTGTGGAGGTCCCACAACACCGTGAAACCTATGATGAGAGATATGAATACTGTAACGAGTTCTGGTCTCATGAGAGTGAACTCTGGTTCAACTGTATCACACGAATAGCTCATGAAGAAACAGTCGAGACAACAACAACCAATAGCCATGAAACTTCATGGTTCAACACAACAGTACACGGAAACACAGGAACATCAACCTAATGGACAAAGACACAGAACAAAAGATACTTCAAGTGGTCAACCTATCTCCCAGTGAAGACTGGATCGAGAAAATAATAGACACACATCCGATGAAACAAGTAGCTGTTATGACACTGGTACAGGTAGTGGTCTTCGGGTCCATGTTCGCCATGTTCGGAATCATCGACCTAGGACTATCGTTACGATGAGACACGAACAATGGTTGTTCTTTAAAGGAGCTATAGACCCCAAATGGTGTGATGACTATGTAGAATACGCGTTAAAGACTTATGTACCTGAATCAGCGACGATTGGATTCGATAATAAATCAGCTAAGTCAGACTACAGAGAGTGTGACATACGATGGTTAAACAAGGACAGAGAGAAAGGTCTTACTGATATGATATGGAACTATGTGAATCAAGCCAATCGGGACTCTTTTGATGTCGATGTACGATACATCAACGAATTACAGTTCACTTCATACTATGGAGAGACAGAAGGAAGGTATGGATGGCATCACGATGTCGACTTTAAGAATCCTCTACCACATCATAGAAAACTCAGTGTGACGATACAGTTATCAGACCCTAAAGACTATGAGGGTGGAGAGTTTGAGTTCGATTCAATGATTGATCAATTACCACCCGAACACACAGAACAAGGAACCGTATTGGTATTTCCGTCCTTATATACACATCAAGTCAAACCCGTTACATCGGGTACACGACACTCATTGGTTACATGGATAGAGGGACCTCATTGG